TATCTAATTCGATGCGTTGTCCGTTTAATAAATTACTGTATAAATTTCTCCATTGCTTTGTTGGAGAGCCTAACGCACTAACATTATTTTGATCTGGTATTAAAGAACTGTTAACATCAGATTCAAATGTAACATTGTCTTCGTCTGAGTCGCCCAATACTAAATTGCCACCAAATGTAATATTTCCAGTAGAATGTAAGTTTCCTGATATATTCCAATTAGATTGTATGTTTAGTGCGCCGTCGCCGTTTGGACGTAATTCTATATTAGTGTTTGTAGTAGTTGAACTAATTCTATTAAAATCTAATTTTAAATCGTCAGTTGCAATTGCAGTAGCAAATATATTATTAGTAGATGTTAAAGTTATATCACCTGACAAATTAGTAATTCTACTAGTGTCAATTGCAAAATTTGCAATGTTAGCGTAAGTCCCTAATAAATTTGTTGTTTGATATGTTGTAGGTAGTGTTAATGCACTATTAGGCGCATTAGTATTAATGCCAATACCTTGAGATATAGATCCTCTATTTCCTACTCCTAGACTATAATTAGGATCACCGTCATCATATTCAGGCGCTGACCCTTGTACTTCTGGTGATACTTTTAAATATAGAAGGTCTGTTTCAAAAGCTAGGTCAATACCTTGACGCAACAAATTATCTTGTAATATGCCGCCGCTAATTCGTCCTACTTGTGCCATTTACTGCCCCCTTTGACAATAGTATTTATTTGTCAAAGTTGTGTAATACAGTAATAGGTTTTCCTAAAGGAACTGCTGTTCCAAATTGTATATACCAGCCCGATGGATATGGAAGTCCAGTACTAGGACTGTTACCTGCTGGGTTCTGTATTAAATCATAGTTAGTGGTACTGATTTGAAAAACGTTTTCAATAAACACTAATATGTTTTGTGCAGCATCTGGAATAGGATAGTCTGGATCTTGACTATTTAATAAACCAAATGTAGTTTCAACTGCATCTCCGACGCCTAAATTTTGTTGTACAATGCCGGGGTTACGATTTGGTTCTTTAAATCGTAAATTCCTCCAAGCAGTATCTTGATAAACTTCAAACTCGTCTAAAGAAGTATTATATCTTAAATGTCCGTTGTTAGGACTTGTTGGACGTTCGCCTGTAGTCCCTTTAGGAACTAGCATTACATTTGTTGAATCAAGTATTACTTGATCATCAACATCGTACTGCACACCTTTTCCAGCAATACTTCTTAGATTTGTAGTTTGTCGTTTAAGTAATCTCATTATACTTCCAAATAACTTACTGTTGCTGCTAAGTTAGTTAAGCCGCTACCTATATCAGGTTCAGCAACAAATACAATAGCATCCCCTGCTTCTAATACAATTCGCTCTGAATCAAACGTGAATGTTTCGCCTGCTGGTAATTCTAAATTTCGCACTACACAAGTGACTGCGTTACTTAATGCAACACCTTGCGGTACTAAGTGCATATCAAAACTTGCAGTTGCACTTAAACTAGAATTACATACTAAAATGTTAGTAACAGCGTATGTCTTTCCATTAGGCACTGCGCCGGATGGATCATTTAGACCTAACGGGTCTAAAGCATATGTAGTTGTTGTTTTTAATTGTGCATTCTTAATAGCCATTTATCGTTCCTTAAAATAGCATTCCAAAAAGCAATGCTCTATTCTTACTTACTAATTCGTCTCTGTTATTGTTGGCATTTACGAAATAAATTCCAGTTTTGCCAGTGTATTGATTTGAAACATATATTTTTGCTCCGTTACTAGGAGCAGAAGGCTGCAATGGATTAATAGACAACGTATCGTCGATATCAGGTACAGCATTAATATGCAGTGTGTCTTCTATTCTTACAGACCCAGCACCAGGTGATCTTAATACTAAGTCAGCGTTGCTAGTTAAAGTTTCGATAGTTGTTCCAGCAATCCTGATCTCGTCAAGTTCCCATCTATCTGCATACACACGACTTACAATGTTATCATCAATTGAAAAGTTAATAACACTAGCTAGACCAGTTGTTTCTTCATCATCAATACTAATGCTACTAACTGTATCAACACCGTCACCAATTTGACGTAAGAAAACTGTAGCAAATGATGTAGCAATTGCATCGTCTACATATTTTTTATTTGTAATATGATCATCGTCTACAACTTGATCTTCGTAATTTGTTGTTCCAGTTACACTTATAACGCCTGCGCCGCTGTTAATTAAATATAAATCACCGCCACCAGTGCTAATACTATTAGCTCTTAATCCTACTAGAGTACCGATTTCATTTTTAAATACAAATCCGCCTGTCATTGTAGTTTCGGTATTAGGATCACGCCATACAACATTTTCGTCAAATACTATATATGCATTACTAAACACACCTCGGTCAATCATTATACCAGCAGTATCAAGACTTATACCTGTACCCGTTTCACCAGCATTAACAGTAATGATGTTATCAGCAATTGTAGTTACTGTAGATTCAACGGTAGTAGTTGTACCTTGTACGAGAAGATTACCAGTAATTGTAACTTGGCCGTCATCATACCCAGTATCAAGAGTAATTGATCCACCTGTTTGTACTGTTATTCGATAATCACCATTTGGTACATTTAAAAACTTTGACATGTATATTTCCTAATTTAGGGGGAATTTACTCCCCCTATTTTATTAGATTGCTGTTAGAACAATATAATCTTCTGACGAATCGTTTTCTAGGAACCATGTATACTTGTTGCCAGAAAAGTCTGTAGCAATACGCTTGGTTAATTTAGCAATAGCAACTAGACCAGTATCTAAGTTACCAGTTGTTGAACCTTGCATTAGCATTTCACCAGCTGCTGCTGGAGTTGTTGCTACTAGTGTACAAACAAATTGATTTGTTGAGCTATTAACACGAGTTGCATTAAGACTTGCACGACGAGCAACAACGAAAGTTTTTGCGCCGCGTTGCTTAACAATACCGCCATCAACTTGGTTAGTTGCACCATCGTAGAATTGTACTACAATACCTGTGTTAGTTGTGCCTGATGTACCAATTACATCAACACCGTTAATATCTTTTCTTAGTGGACGTCCCATTTATTTTCTCCTTTAAAACGTTCTAGGTTTACGCAGTGGGTCAGTTCTGCGCAAGTCTGCAATTGCAGCACGATTTACGACATAAGTATTTATCACTTTCTAACTATTACGAAACTCAAGTCATAAAAATAGGCCCCGGAGGGCCTATTTTATATTTCAGTAAGTGTTTACTGGAATGATACGTTACCGTAGTTAGTCATACCAACTTTGCTTAGGTAATCAGCAGCATTGCCAAGTGACGATGCTGTGTTGTTCAACTCAACATAACCATAACGTGTCATGAATGACACAGTTGGTTCGAATGTTGCTGGGTCTAGTACAACACCTGAGCTCATTAGCGGGATGTATGGGCAGTAGAATGCCGCTGCATCTGATTCGCTTGCGCCTTTGTAGCCGATTAGAACGTCAGTTGCGTCTGAAGCGTATGTGTTAACATAAACTTTCATAGCATTGTTCAATGTACCAACCATCTTAGTGTTAGTTGGTGCTTCAAAAGTACCTTCTGTAGTACGTGCAAACGCTGAAGTAGTTGCAGATTGTAGGATTGTTAACGCGAATGGCGATACAACAGCCCAGTTACCTGCGCCACGACGTGTGCGCTGTGCAATCTTGTTTGACTCACGGTTGATTAGAACAGCTAGTGCAGCATGCTCGTCACCAACGAAAGTAGCAGTACCAGAGACAGTTGCTTGGTTGTATTCTGAAACAGCAGCACCAGCAAGTGTACCTAGGCTAGCTAGAACTTCTTGGTCGATCTCAGCAGTGATCTCTTGTGCAAGAGCTGCCATGATTTCTGCTTCAACATCAATACCGTGCATTGACTGTGCATCTTGTGCTGATTCAAAAGTCCAGCGAGCTGATAGCTTGCGAGTTTTTGCTTCAACAGTTTGCTTCAAGATCTGAATGCTTAGACGGTTACCAGCGGCACCTTCTAAAGCAGCAGTACTTGCAGGTTTGCCAGTTCCAGCAGCACCAGAATATGATTCTGCAATTTCAAACGGGCTTAGTGCTTCGTTACCAGCGGTTGTGCCGCCTGTACCAGCTTGTGTGTCGCTGTAGCGAACACGCAATGTGTGGATTTGACCAACTGGGCCAGTCATTGGCTGAACGCCGACTAGTTCGTTAGCAATAACAGTTGGCATCACACGTCTGATAACAGGTAGGATAACACGGTTAAGTGTTGCTACGTTACCAGCAGATGTTGCGCCTGCTGTTGCACTCTCAGACAAATACTTGCGAGTGTTTTCTAGTGTAGCAGCCATTACAGACTTCTTGTTGCCTTGCAGGCCTTCAAGAAGAGCAGTTTTGGTGTCTACCCAGCGTGATTCTAGTAGTTCTGACATCATTATCTCCTTAATTTAATCCAGCAAGACGTTTAATATCGACTACATTTGAGTCGGCGTCTGCTTTAGTTTGTGTCATTTGTTGGGTCCGATTGCCTGTTATTTCTGTGCCTTCTGATAATACTGCCTTACGCTTGGCTGGACTTGCACTACCTTCGATAACAGTCGGTAAGTACTTCGCAAACTGTGAGCGAAGCTTTGCAGTTTGAGTTGTTTCCAGTAAGTCTTTCATAATTTCACGTTGATCTTTGCTCAATGGCGCAATCAGTTCGTTCATTAAATTTGTGCGTGTTGCTGATTCAACTAATTTCTGTTTTTCAACAGTAGCTGATTCTGCAAGTTGCTTTGCTTTTGCTGCAAATGCTTTAGCTTCTGCAAGTTGCTTATCTTTTAGTGATAAAACTTGCATTAGTTTAGCTGTTTCTGAGTTTTCATTTAAGTAGCTAGTACCATACTCAGAAGCAAATGCTTCAAAGATTTTACGACCAAAGTCGTTTCTACGTGCTGTATCAATATCTTCTTTTAGTGCAGCAATTTCACCTTTCAGTGATTTGCCTACCATTTCAGATACTGCCGTAGCACTTCTTTCGATAAAGTTAGCTTTAACTTTAGCGAAGTGTGATTTAGCTTCTCTAACTAAGCGAACCTTAGTCTCTGCTAAATCTTTTTTGTCTTCGTTAAATTCTGCAATTTCCGTTGACAGAGCTTCTACTACAAACTCTTCTAGCTTGGCATAATTTTCAGCCATTGCTTTCTTGTCTGCATGTAGATCTTGAACTTCCTGTTGTAGTTGACCTACAACAAAATTCTTTAGTAGACTTGCATTTTCACGCATTGCAACAGCATATTTTGCTTTTGCTTCTGCTAGTTGCTTGCGGTCTTCCGCAAACTCTGCAATTTCTTCTGCTAAACGCTCAGAAAGAAGTGCATCGATAGCTTCAACCATAGTTGATTTATCATGCTCATACTTTTGTGCAAATTCTTCACGTAACTCAGCAGTTGCCTGCATCTTGTTTTCTTGAATCTTTGCATTCCATGCGTGTTCAATGTCGGCTCTGATCTCAGATGAAACTACATCGTTTTCAAAGAGTGTTTTCAGTGCATCTATCATTACCATTCTCCTAGTTTATTGGAGCTTGTTGATTATATTAATCAACGATTCCTTGAGATACTTTTGTGCCTTAGTGTCGTTTCTGGTTGCCTGTGCTAATTCATACGCCTGCATACCACCACGAGCATTCATTAAATGTTCATAGATTGGTGTAGGATATGCTCCAGGGGCGCTAGGCTGTGCCACAACGTCCACTGTTATAATTTCAAAGTCGGAAACTTCTCCACTTCCGTCTTCTGATACGTTACCTGACCCACGTGACGAGACCCCTAGTTTCACACCGCTTTCAAGCATAGTGCGAACTAGGTTACCCATCGGTGTTGGTAAGATTTTTAGTTTACCGTAACCATTAGGACCGTCCATCCAACATTCTTGAATCATGTGTGATACACGGTCTAGGTTAATATTAAGTCCCTCTGGATGATCTACTTCGCCGAGAACACTGTATCCACCTGCAATTTGCTCGCCGAGTGTTTTGACAGCCCTGCCAATTTCATTTACAGGATACACACGCTGATTAGCGTTACGTACTCCGCCCTGTATACAAATACCTTTCATATACAGGTCTTTACCTTCGTTAGCAGACTCAACGATTATTTTCGCTTGGTCGAAACTTAGGTGTTCTCGTAAGTTTTTCATTCAAACTTCCTTACTTACTTGCCGACAACAGGTTTAGTGTTAGCAGCTTGCTCTGGCTTGCCCTTTTTCTCAGCGCCGTGACCAGGTTGTGCAGACATTTTAGTGGCTGCTTTTGCACCAGGAACATTTACGTTCTTGGTATTCATTGCTTGTGGTTTATTATTTGCTAAACCGCCAGCAGTTCCTTCAGACTTGCTTTCACCGCCACGTAAGTTAGCAGTTGTGCCGCCCATATCGTTTTTTCCAGCTACAGTTGACTTAGCATTTGCGCCGTTGTCGCCCATTTTTGCTGGTGCTACTTTTTCAACATACTCGCGCATTTGCTCGCCTGCTGTTAATGGTGTAACTGTTGCTTGGAATGACTCTTCTTCTGGCTCTTCTTCACCAGCTTCTTCGCCTTCTTCGTCGCCCATGTCCATGTCCATGTCGTCGCCTTCAGCTTCTTCTTCGCCTTCTTCTTCGCCTTCTTCACCAGCCATCATTTTTTCAAATTCTGCTTTTAGGTCTTCTAGCGCATCTTCTAGGTCTTCAACACGATCTTCAACATCGCCTTCGCCTTCGTCGCCTTCGCCGCCTTCGTCGTCCATGCCTAGGTCGCCCATCATGTCGTCAGTTGCGTCGCCGCCTACTTCGTCATCAGCTTCTACTTCAAACTCATCTAGATCAAAACCTTCTTCTAGGTCTTCGTCTGATTCGTCAACTTCTTCGTCAGTTGCTTCGTCAACTTCATCTTCGTCATCTTCTTCAGCTGACTCTTCAACTTCATCGTCTGACTCTTCGTCTAGATCAGCTTCGTCTTCTAAAAGTGATTCGTAAATATTACGAGATTTTTCAACTACAATCTCGTGAAATAATTCTTGTGCTGCTTCTTTATCTTCGTTGATTAGAAGCTCGAGCATTTGCTCAAATTTATTTGTATCTGCCATTTTTTCATTCTCCTAATAAATGTTGTACCTATGGTAAGGCTGTCAAATGTATTTACTTATATACAAGAAAAGTGGGTATATATAGGCTCAAAACGAGCCGTTTTAAGCAAAGACTATAAAATGTTGAAGATTTTTTTAAATTCTTCAACAGTAATATGCGACAAATTGTTTAAAACTGAAAATTCTTTTGGAATAAAAGGATTATCACTTACTACTCTTATATATCTCTTATTGGGATTTTTTTGGCATACTATTAATGTTTGTTTAAGCCAGTTCCCATGAAAAGTTGCACGTTCGTTTACTTTTTTATAATTTTGAGTTCCGGAATATATGTTATTAACTTTATCATCTAATCCAATATAGTCAAACCCTAATATATACAATTCAGTGTTATTATGATCGCTTGCTAGATTTAATGCTGTAGGGCCACTGCTCCACCCTTTACTTGGATTAAAATAATTAAACCCTGTAAACTGTGCATATGCTTTATTTTTGTTTGTCCAAACAACGTGACTATGTTGATATCCAGCTTTGTTGATTTCTAAAATCATTTTAGTATCAACTGCAATTAAATAATCAGGATCAAATTCCCTATATATGGCATTACAGCCGTATACAGTTCCTTTTGTTTTTAGACTTTCAAGATTGATTGATTTTCTACTAGTGCCATTGCCTAGTACAAATGCTATTTTTGACAAATATTATACTCCGCCAGCTTCTGTGTTTGCTGCAATACCGTACATCTGTTTAACGAACTCAAGTTCTTTTTTAGATTCTTCTGTATGTAGCTCAGAGGCTTTGCGGATTCTGTTAATTTGGCTTAATGTTAATCGAGTTTTACGTGTATCAGTTTTCTCCAATGGAGAATCGTCAAATTCAGCCTCGTAGCTTTTATCGTCTACAGGCTCAACTGTTTCTTTGTCAAAATAAAATAGCTCACGTAATATCATATTGTATTTATACCGTTTGTTCAGTATTTGCTCCGCCGCCAACTTGCTGGCCTGTAGCAGTTTCTGGCGGTGCTGCTTCTTCACCTGCAACTGGTGCTGCTCCGTCTTCTGCTGTATCTTCCATACCGCCTAAGTCTGCACTAATACCTGCGGTGCTAATACCTGCATCTCTCATCTCTGCTCCTGGATCACCGGGAATAGGAGCAAGATTTTCTTCATTTTCTTCTTTCCATAGGCGCTCGTTTTCTGCAAGCTCTTCTTCTGTCATTCCTAAGAAACGTTTTAATGCAAAACGGTTTGACATATATGGAATTGCTGCCATTTGTGTATACGTTGGAACACGAGCATTATCAATTTCTGCTTGTCTATAACTTGCAAAGTTTTGCGGCGGTTGAAATTTAAGATCAAACATTGATACGTCAATGTTAACACCTTTTTCAAGCAAGTAACGTTTAAATTCTGTATCAAATTGTTCGACAACTAAATTTTGCAAACGTTCGCAATATGTATTGAAGCGTAGTTCTTGAATGTATGCTGTTCCAACACGACCGTCATTATATTGTGCTGCTGAATCATCAGCGCCAGTTGGCAAATAGCTAGAAGGTATACGTAAACCGCGGACGAGTTTGTTGGTGAAATAACGTAAGTCGTCAATCTCACCAAGGTTTGTACCGCCTGGCAGTGTTTCAACTTTTGATCCTCTACCTTCTGCTGTTTGTGGGAAGAAGTAATCTTCGTTAATGCTTAGTGGGTTATAGCTACTGTCTATAACATTAGTTCCGCCGCCTGTTGTACTTGGAATACGTCTTTGATGTATTTCAGTTTTTACTCGCTCAACAAACTGCATAGCAAGGTGACTTGGCATGTTGCCTACATCAACGTAGAATACTCGTCTTTCAGGAGCACGTTGTACACGATAGATAATAATAGCATCTTCAAGTAATTCTTTTTGCTTGTATACTTTAAAGATTGTTTCTAATAGACTGTTACCAAACGGATAGTTGTTGTCTAATCCTTCTGATAAACTTAAATGGATAATATGTTCTGCACCTACAGTAACTTCTCCATTTTCTGTATGAAATCTACTACCGGTTTGACTCGCATTAGGTGTCCCAACCATGCCTCTAGCACCTAGTGTAGAATAATTTGCACCAGGCGTTGTACTATTGCCGTTTGTGATATAAGGAGTAGTTGCAACTAAATCTGTAAAATTGAAGTTAACATTTTTAATTACATATTGTTCAGGTACTTTACCTTCGCTTTCGTTAACAATAATTCGTGTTACGTTAGCTGGATCAATATGAAATAGTTTTTTAGTTTCAGGATCTCTAAGAAAAAATACATCCCCATATTTAAATACATTGCGTAATGCTCTAAACATACGTGTATCAAACTTTTGTAACTTGCACCATTGTTGTAAGTATTGGCCAATAATTGTTATTTCAGAATTAGTTGCCTTTTGTTTATACTCTGTTATAAATGGTGTACTGTTTTGTTTATTCTTTTGTGTACAAAATTCAGCAAGGATGTCAAGAGCAGCATTAACTTCGCTGTCCATATCCATAGTGTTGTATTGTCCGTAACGTTCAACTCTGTTCGGACTTCCTACATAAACATCTGGTAAGTAACTTGAATAGTTGGATTTGGCTGGACCAGCCATATTGCCATTTCCACGCGAACTAAACGGAGAATAACTTCCGTTTTGATTATCACCTGTTGGAACTGGTGTAAAGTATTTTTTCCAACTCATCTATATCCCCTTATGTGTTACTAACGTAACCGCTTGCAAGGTCGCCACTTGCAATACCTTTAGTATTCTTTTCTATTTTATCGTCAATAGCTTTCATTTCTGTTAATACAGCTAACACCTGCGACATCAGTGTATTTAACTGTGCAGAACCTTCGTTTGACCCTGACCTGGTTGATGTTGCTACTGCACCCAGTGCGTCTCTTGCTGCAACTCCTGTCCCGCCTCCGAACATTCCTTTGTTATCTTCTGCAAGTACATCATTTAATTCACCTAAAGTATCAACTAACTTTTCCATAGCAGTATTATATTGATTAACTCCAGTAGCATCAAATTTCAGTGCATCTAATACAGGCTGTAAACCTGTAATTCCTGCTATTCGTCCTAAACTATCTGCTGTGCCACCTAGTCCTGCACCTATTTTTGATAAATCTTCAAATGCTTCAACAATGTCATCGTCGATTGTTACAGATCCAATATTACTATTTGTTGAAAACTGCGCAAATGCAGATCCCATCTTTTGCATTGCATCGGCGTTTGCTACTACAGTTGCAGCATTAATGTCTAATTTACTAAATTCAACAAGTTTGTCAATTGGACTATCTGCGCCAAAGAATCCTGCAATTGCACTACCGACTGCACCCGCAGCAGCACCTATACCACCTGCTGCTGATCCTGCGCCTCCCATTGCCATTGCTGCACTAAATGCAACCAGTGCATCTGCATTTGTTTTTACTCTAGCACCGTCGATGTTGTATTCAGCAAATCGCTTAACTTTCTCCATTGGATCTTCAGCGCCAAATAGTTTTCCAATGCCTTCAGTAATTCCGCCGACTAATCCCCCTAACCCTGCAACTGCTGACCCAACGCCAAATGCTGCCATGCCTGCTGCAACTGCTGCCATGCCCAAGCCAGCATTTTTAAGTTTTTCTCCGTCGATGGTTTCGAAAGACTGCATGCCTTCTGCAAAAGTAGGCAATGCTTTGCCCATTAACCATGTAGCACCTGCAATACCTGCACCGATTGCAACAATTGCAACACCTAATGCTGCGGCACCGATCGGAACTGCTGGGTTAGCAAATGCAGCAATACCGTTAGCAAGTCCTTTAAGTATTCCTCCGATGCCTTTGCCTAATCC